GTCATCGATATTTATCTCGGTTTTGGCCTTGGCACTGTGCCCGGCCTTCGAAATAAATATTAGGACTTTTCGTCCTATCTTGCAAGCGTTATTTTCTTTATTTCTTTATTTATTTAATTCTTCCATATACAGCCATAACCCGCGCTTTCAGCCAAGATAGCCCATGCTGCATAAGGAATTTTTTGCATGTTCGATTTTTTACCCTCTTGCTTAATCTTCTCAACCTCGATCGGGTCGTAAGACGTCCATTTTCGCACTGTGCGGGCGTCAGAAACCCCAACCAACGCCGCGGCTTTACTTGCGCTTAATTCACACTTAGAAAGCATTTGGCGGACTTCCTCGCCCGTTGGTTGCGCCCAGCCATCGCCGAAAGCGGTTAACGTCTCTGATCTTATTTCTGCCTGTATCATATTGTCCCCAGAATGGGCGGCGTACCGCCCAATAAAATTAATTACCTAATAACGCACTAACACCGCGCCAGCTCTTATAATGCTTTTCAACGGCTTCTAGGCTGGCGAACTCTTTAATCCCCAAACCTCTATAAGCGCGATGACTGGCATTGTCTGTGCTCATTTGCCAGAACTCACCCCAGGCATCTTTCTGACGTGATAATGTCATTTTGTTACCGCGGCTTTCTAAGTAAAACGTGTTGTCATCGATTTGAATAATTGGTGTGGCCATTGTCATTCTCTCGGTTTTGGCCTTGGCACTGTGCCCGGCCTTCGAAATAAATATTAGGACTTTTCGTCCTATCTTGCAAGTGTTATTTATTTCCCCGTAGTTAATGCTTTTGATCATGTTATGAGGAGCTGCGCGACGAATGCTAGACAGAGCGAAGCGACAAAAAGGCTTGGTGATGAACCTAAAACGTCAAATGGGTCACGTTCAAGCGCCGAGCTTAAATTTTGCCCCCTCTCCTTGCTAGACCTCGCGAAGCGAAAAGAGGCTTGGTGATGAGGTTGATAGTAACAAATAAGGTTCGTAGTGGGTCCACAGTGAAAACGTAATGAGAGAAAGTTAGACGGTCGGATGACAAAAGAAATGTTCAGCGCAGCCAGCTAGGGCGTTGTTCTTACCAAATGCGTTTGGTTGATGCTGGCTGTTGGGGCCCGTTAAATTGTGCTCACTGTAGCAATGATTTTCGGTGATGTTAAATCACAATTTGATGGGAGGTATTTTTAATGAGCGAAGCGAAATGGATAAAAGCCCTCGCCTAGATGGAGGGGCTTTATCCTTTCTTTTAAGAAAGCGGTTAGTTCATAGATTACTTTCGAGGTTAACTTCTTATTTGGAAGAGAAAACGATCGCGAAACACAGATCGAGAAGGAAAAACACCGGC